AAGAAGTCTCCGAAAGCAGCGGCTCGACGTAAATCGTTTTGTGCGCGGATGGGTGGTATGCCAGGTCCGTTGAAAGACAGCAAGGGTCGTCCTACTCGTAAGGCTTTGGCTTTGCGGAAGTGGGATTGTTGAGGCGTGGTAATCTGTTTTTCTAACTAGCGAAAGGTTGTACTATGCCAAAGGTCGGAAAGATGGAGTTCCCTTACACCGCTAAGGGTATGGCTGATGCCAAGAAAGCCAAGAAGAAGATGGCTAAGCCTATGAAGAAGGCTAAGAAAAAGAAGTAAATGTCTACTGCTGGTGCGCTCCTTGATCGGGTGTCACGCCAACTTCTTTCGGGAACCATTGAAGAACGAAATAAGTTAGCGTCATCTGTTGACTCTGATGACACGTCTTTTGTCATGTCTTATGAGTTGGCGGGGCTTCGTGCTGGCACAGTTTTTGAGGTTGATTCTGAACTGATTTATGTTTGGGAAGCAACAAGCGGTAACAAGACATTGACGGTTGAGCGTGGCTACGGTGGAACTACCGCAGCTTCACATTCTGCTGGTGCGATAGTGGTGTTGAATCCTCGGTTCCCTAAAGCACAAATGTTGGAAGCGTTGAATCAGGACATTGATGACTTGTCTAGCCCGTTAAACGGCTTGTTTCGTGTTGTGTCTGCCAACGTGGATTACAACGGTGCTGACCGCCAGATCAACTTGACTAGTGCAACATCGATAATTGACTTGCTTGATGTTCGTTTGCGTTATCTTGCTACCGACTATCCGGTGATCCGAAAGGTTCGTTTGCAGCGTGATCTGCCGACAAGCGATTTTGCTTCAGGGTTTGCTTTGGTGTTTGATGAGTCGGTAATGGCTGGCACTTTGCGTGTCCGCTACAAAGCCCCGTTCACCCGTGTGTCCACTATCAGCGACAGCTTGCAGTCGGTTGCCAATCTGCCTGTAACGATGGAAGACATTTTGGAGATGGGTGTGATGTCTCGAATGTTGTCAACCCGTGAGGTGAAACGTAACTTCATTGAGTCACAGGGTGATACTCGTCGTTCTGATGAGGTTCCACCTGGGGCTATGCGTGACTCGTTCAGCAATATTCTGCGTTTGCGTCGTGACCGTATCATCGCTGAAGCAGCGAAACTTGCGAGACAATATCCGTTGACTATTAGGGCGTAGCGGTGGCAACGCTTATAGATTTTACTACCGCATACCGTGGTGGGCCTGCATACTTTACGGGTACAGGTTCTACACAGGTAGTTCCATACATTTATCCTGTCGCTATTAACGGCAGACCGTACATGATTGATACGAAGTCAAATGGTTTCGGTCGACAGTTTGATGCGCGTGTTCGTGACTCGGTTGACCAGTCTGCTGAACCTGGTGAGTCGGCTATTAACCCGCAGGGTTTGTGGCGTAGGTCGCAGTCGTCTTGGCATTATGGTGCGGGGCAAACTTATTCGGATACTGCTGACGCTGAGGCGTACCGTTTCCGTTCTAGCAAGGGTATTGATGTTTGGAACCGTGGCAAGTTGTCGTTGCTTCCAGCGACTACGCAAGCGTATTCCTCTGCACAGTCCAACTTGTATATGGCTACAGCAAGTAACCGTATCTACGGTACGGAAGGGCAAACGGTTCGTTACACAACCGATTGGTCGACCTTTACGACGGTCACTAGCACCAATGCGTCAAACCTTTACAGCATCACTTCTGACGGCTACAACGTGTTCTTCTCTTACGCTGACGGCGACATAGACCAAACCAACGCTGGAACCTCTGCTGCATCTAACTACATCACCGGCATTGAGGCTGGTGTGTTGGCTTATGTCCGTGGTCGTTTGATGGTTGCTGGTCAAGGGGTAGACAAACGCAAGATTTGGAACATCACCACAACCCCAGGTTCTTCAGCCAACAACCCGACGGCTTTGTTCACTCACCCAAACGACGACTTTAACTGGGTTGGTTTTGCTGGTGGACAGAACCAAATCTATTGTGCAGGTTACGCAGGTAACAAGTCGTTGATCTACAAGACTGGTATCAAAGCTGACGGTACAGCGTTAGATATTCCTACGGTTGCAGCCGAGTTGCCGATGGGTGAAATTGTGACTACAATCGATGCGTACCTCGGTTTCGTGGTTATTGGGTTAACGACAGGGTTGCGGTTCTGCTCGTCGGACAGCGACGGCAACCTTGTCGTTGGTCCATTGATTGAGACTGGTACATCTGTTAATGCTTTCGCTGCTATTGGGCAGTACGTGTACTTCGGTTGGACGAACTATGACACCACCTCTACGGGCATCGGTCGTTTGGACATTGGCACACAGGTCGCTACCAACCAGCCTGCATACGCCTCAGACCTGATGGTTACAGGGCAAGGTGCTGTTGCTGACATCCATGAGTTTGATAACAAGGTGGTGTTCACTGTTGCTGGTCTTGGTGCATACCGTCAACACCCAACCGACAAGGTTGCTTCAGGAACATTAGAGTCTGGTGTTTACCGTTGGGGTGTGCCGGACACAAAGTTTATTCCTAAATGGGACTTGCGTACCGAACCGTTGTTTGGGACTGTTGCTGTTTCGGTGGCTGCCGATTCGGGGGATTTCCGTTCGGTTGGCGTACAGTTCACCGAAGGTTCGTTGGAGTCCACTTTTGATGGTTTTGAATCCAAAGTGTTTGAGGCTGAGGCTCGCCTGACTTTGACCCGTTCTGATACAGACGCTACGAAAGGCCCTGTTCTTACCCGCTGGTTGGGTCGAGCATATGCTGCCCCGTTGCGTTCACAGATTTTCTCTGTGCCACTACTTTTGCACCACAAGTTGAACATCCGTGGGTTTGAATACTCCGTGGATGTGGATACCGAATTGAACTATCTGCGTGACCTTGTGGAGAACCCGCGGGTTGTGACCTACCAAGAAAACGCAAGTACCTTTTCAGTGATCGTGGAGGATGTCCGTTGGCAACCTGTGGACGCTGCGAACAACCATAATGCTTGGGACTGGAACGGAACCTGCACCATCATTATGCGTAGTGTAAGATAGCCCCGTATGCCAGCTTTTACACGACGACAATACAGCGGTGCTGCCGCAGCGACAACGATCACCGCAGGTATCAACACCAGCGACACGACCTGTTCTTTGACTGCCACTACTGGCTGGCCTTCGGGTGCGGGTGTCCCGTTTTATGTGGTTATTGATCCAGGTACTTCGGCTGAGGAAAAGTGCAGTGCAACTATTTCGGGTTCGACTCTTACTCTTACTAGGGCGCAAGATGATACGAGTGCAAGCAGTCACTCTGCGGGTGCGACGATCTATCCGGTGTTCACGGCGAATGATGCGGATGAGGCTAATGAGGTTGTTAGCAAGCTGACTACTAAGGGTGACTTGTTGGTTACTACTGGTTCGGCTTTGAACCGTTTGGCTGTTGGAACGAATACATATGTCCTCACCGCCGATTCTGCTGCGACTAATGGTGTAGCGTGGGCTGTTATCCCTACTCAGACTCCTGTTTGGGACACTGACCAACCAGTTTTAATTTCACAGATATTCGGATAAAGGAATAAACACATGGCAACATTTAGCAAAATAGCCTTACAACCAGCAGGAACTACAGGAGATGGTCTAGGTATTACCGTTGTTGCTACTGCTACTGCTGGTACGGCAATCCATACTGCATCAACAACAACCACAACGATTGACGAACTTTGGTTATATGCAGTAAACACTGACACGGCTGCACGTACCTTGACTATTGAGTTTGGTGGTGTTTCAACCACAAAAGATATTATCCAGCAAAGTATTGCTGCATCCCCATCTGGGCTTGTTCTTGTTTGTGCTGGTCTGATTATTCAAGGAAACGCTACGGCTAAGGTTGTTCGAGCGTTCGCTTCTGCAGCATCAAAGATTGAGATTTTTGGTTTTGTAAACAGAATTACGGCGTAACTATGACACGCTACGCACAGCGCACACTTCTTGCACAACCAACAGTCGCTAATTGGGGACAGGCTGGTAGTGCAGTGGCTGCACCAAACGCCGATGTGCTTGTAGTTGGTGGTGGTGCTGGTGGTGCAGGAAACATCGGTGGTGGTGGTGGTGCTGGTGCATATTATGCGTCATCTACTTACTCTTTGGTCGCAGGTCAGACACTGCAGATTCTTGTCGGTGCTGCAGGTACAGGTGGCGCAGATGGAACAGCGAACCCTGGTACTGCTGGCACTGACAGTATTATTTCTAACGGCACTACTTCGATTATTGCATCAGGTGGCACTGGTGGCAGAGCATCAGGCGACCCTGCAAGCGGTGGTGGCAGTACTGGTGGTACAGCATCTACATCTAATGGCTCGGTGTCATATGCGAGTACCTACTACAGCACACAAGGCAACAAGGGTGGAGTTGGTCAATCAACAGGTGGTGGCGGTTCTGGTGCTGGCGGTGGTGGTGGCGCAGGCGCAGTGGGTGGAAACTCAACCGTGAGCAACGGTGGCGCAGGTGGCGCAGGTGTCGCCAATAGCATCACTGGTTCATCACTGTTCTATTGTGGTGGTGGTGGCGGTGGTGTGTGGGGTGGCACTGGTGGCGCAGGTGGCTCAAGCGTTGGTGGTGCAGGCAACCCTGCTGGTATCGGTGCTAACGCATCTCCTGCTAACAGGGGTTCTGGTGGTGGTGGTGGATCAGATGCCAACAGAGGTGGTGGCAACGGAAGTGCTGGCGTAGTAGTCATTAGATACTCAGATTCAATGGCAGCAGCAACAACCACTACTGGTTCACCAACAATTACCGTGTCGGGTGGGTACAGGATTTATCAATACACATCAACTGGAACATTCGTACTGTAGGGACTATGGCACACTTCGCTCAAATAGCAGACAGCATCGTTCAACGTGTAATCGTGGTATCAAACAACGATTGTGGTGGTGGAGATTTCCCCGAATCAGAACCAGTAGGTCAAGCGTTTATTGCTTCCGTTGGTTTAGATGGCGAATGGTTGCAGACTTCGTACAACAATAATTTTCGTGGTGTGTTCGCTGGCATCGGCTACACCTATGACGCAGAACTAGATAAGTTTGTTCCTCTGGTAGAAGCAGTTGCACCTATAACTGAAACCCCTGAGTGATGTGGGTCGTAACACTCGCTGGTTAATAATCATTCCAGCAGTCTTTTTCGCGTTATTCGCTAAACCTGCCAAAGCTGATGTTCTCGGTGAATGGACATACAGCCAGTCCTGTTCAACATCAGGTTCAATCGAAGTAGTTGACAACACCATCATCTTGCATGGCCCAGATCAGGGTGGGTGTTCCGGTGCTGCTCATTGGGTGAAGATTGAGACCACAATCCCTGCCGATGTGGACACAATAGATTTCACTTGGGCATATCAGACAACTGATGGGTGGGTGTATGACCCGCCGCAGTACGGCATCAACGGCGTATACACCTTGATTACACAACAGAACAACGCGACAGGCGAGTTGTCTGTACCCGTTGAAGAGGGTGATGTGTTCACGTTCCGTCAGTATTCGATAGATACCTGTTGTGCGCCAGGGCATCTAACTATTAGTAACCTGTCGTTATGGGCATCTATAACCACATCCACGACATCAACGACAACGACGACTACTACTTCTACTGTCCCCGAAACGACTGTCCCTGTCACCAACCCGACTACTACGACAGTTCAAGAAACAACTACCACAGTTCCAGCAACAACAACTTCTGTGGCGAACTCAACTAGTACTTCTTCTTCAAGTCTTCCAACAACAACAACGCAAGCCCCGACAACAACGTCAACGTCAACAACAATCCCAGAAACCACAACAACTTCAACATCTACTTCTTCCTCCGTACCCCAAACAACATCAACAGAATCAACGACGACCACAACACAACCACCACCAGTTCCAACACCGGTTACACAGCCTCAAATATCCGAGCCAGAACCTGCTGAGCCTTCCGTTCCTGAAGAGCCTGAACCAACCGAGACAGGAACCACAACGACACTAGTAGAGGAAGCCACACCAGAAGAGATGCTTCCCGAAGAAACAACCACGACAGATGAACCAAGTCCTGAGCCATACCCTGACACTACAGACGAACCGGTTGAAGACACTTACCCTACTGTTTATCCAGAGGAAACCCTACCGTTTGTCGAAGAGCCGGTAGTTGAGGAGACTACCCCAGAAGAGCCTGAGACACCCCTAGAAGCCCCTCTAAGCGACGAAGAAGTGGATTCGCTAATAGCAGAGGCAGAAACCACAGAAGCCCTCGTAGAAGCCCTAGCCGAACTCAGCCCAGAACAGGTTGAACAGGTCATTGAATCCCTGCTTGCTGAGGAACCATCCGAAGAACAGGCAACCGCCCTCGCGTCCAGCCCCGAAGTCCTAGCCGTCATCAGCACCGAGCAAGCACAACAAATCTTTGAAGTCCTAGACGTGG